CGCCAGTAGGCGCGGTGTTGGTCAGCCCTCCAGCAGTGGTGTCAACGTATACCGTATCGCCTGCGCTAAACGCCGATGTGTCTAGCTCATACAGCGTACCAAACGTCACAATGTTAACCGCCGCGTTTAGGCTCGCATCAGCCTCCGCCAAGCCAAACGCCGCCATCTTGCTCGCGTCATCAGCGTCAGCTTTTGACACCTCTGGCGTATTACCTGACACGCCCGACACATATACCGCGTCACCCTTAGAAAGAGCCTCAGCGGCTTTGGCGGCAAAAACAATAGCGCCTGATACCTCAACCTTACCGTCATTCAGGTTGATAAAGTTGGCGTCTACCTCGGCGTGGGTGAGCGCAGAACCTTTGGCGGCTGTCCCGTCAGTCTGCGTTGTTACCCTTGTGACTAGAGTAGCCATCAGTCAAGCGTTACCTTTAGGTTGCCCGCAGAGATGCGGAGAATGTCGCCAGTGCCAATCGTCTTCGGCAGTGCGGTAGTAAAGTCAGCAGGGTCTGTCAGTTGCGCGTGAGCCAGCATATTGCCGCCAGATAACGCATCAAATATCCCCGCATAGCTCACAGTACCCCAAGAGCCTGTAGCCTCTGGAAACTCTACAGCGGCGCTTGATGCCGCCGTGGTGGGCGATGTGCCAGAGACGGTAAACGCTACCGACTGTCGGGCATACCCGTTGCCAGATACCTCAGTGCCAGCAGATGAATCACTGGACGCAGATGTGAACACGCCGACATATAGCGTCGACGGTGCGGTGTAAGCAGTGCCGCCAAATACATGGTCAAGCACCTTGTCTTCTAAGTAGTCTGAAAAGCTCATCCTAATCCTCTAACCTTCAAAGTAAGTCCGGAACCTGAGTTAATGGCGTCCTCGCCAGATTCGTTAACGCGCTTGACTGCGGCGGAGTACAGTTGCGCCCACACCCCAACGCGCTCATCTTCAGCAAGGTATGGCGCTGAGTGCATTAGAGAGCCATACAGGTATACATCTGGGTGATCAGTCAGCAACCAGTTCGTTACCGCCGCTTCGCCACCGTCGGAGTCCGCCGGGAGTGATGCCAACGCAGGCACTTTCTCGTAGTAGTAAAGCTCCACCTCATAAGTAGCGTCAGCAGTCGGGTAAACCTCAAATGCCCGCTCGACATGGCAGTAATACTTAGGGTGACCAGTCGTATCCTCAGCGCCCTGCCGCTTGTCCGCCATAGCCGCCGCAGAGAGCAACTTTAGGTTGGTAGTGCCTGACCCAGTAACGTGAAAGCGGATCGTCTCCATCCAATCATTAGGCCGATCCAGATACTGCCCGGAGAGTTCAGCCGTTGCCCTGTTCTCCATCTCGTAGTGGCGAATCTCACGGTTGATAGACGCCTCTGCCAGCGTAATGAAGTCAGGTATCCTCGCGGTTAGGTCATCGCGGTTCAGAAAGTCCGCGATAGCCCCCTTCAACCCTGCGTAATTCGTCAGTGCCATTTACTTTTTCTTCCGCTTTTTTGCAGTCTTAGCTGACTGCTTAAACGCCTTCGCAGTGGGAGCGCCCTTCGTCCCAGCCTTCCGCATCTTTTCGCCAGAGCCAGCCTTGATGCGCTTGCGCTTGGCGTGGATGTTCGCGTACAAACCCTTTTTACTTGCCACGCTTCTTCCCCTTCTTGGCCTTAGCCTTTGCCTTGGCGGCGGCTTTGTAGCCCGCCTTAGTGTATGGGTACTTCTTGCCGCCTACCTTTGGCATTACTTTCTCCTCGACTTAGTGCCTGAACACTTCCACCGCTTACGGGATAACCGCAACGGTGAGTTAGGGTCTTTCGCCGCCTTAGTGTGGCTCTTCATCTGCCCAGCGGATCGTGCGCAATAGGAGTCGCCCTTTTTTGTGCCGGGTTTCACCTTCGCGCCCTTCTGCCCGTAGCTGACTTTCTTGCCAGATGCGGTGCGCTTTACTTTCGCTTTTCCCTTGCTTGGCTTCATGCAAACTCCAACGCAGTATTATATCACCGCTTCTTGCTTAACCGCTCTAGCTCCTTGTCCACTTTAGCCATCGCTTTATCCCAGCTATCGACCATTCGCCCGCCAACATTATTCCCTACAACGCCTGTAAATGTCGGGTCATAAACCATAAACACTAAGTCTGGATTTCCGCTTTGGTAGCCCTTGGTAGCCGCCATAAACTCATCAACCGCCGCATCTCCCCACTCCGATCTGGCAAAGCCTTCATCAAACTTTATCCGCGCCACAGGCTTAAAACCAAAGCGAGAGTATTTTTGCGGGAGTACGGTATCAAATGCGTTGAGCCACCTAGCGCCATTAGCAACGCCAGCGGCGATCACTGAATCTGCAAACCCTTTGATGCCTGAAGCCTTGCTAGATACGGCAGATGAAAGCTCCCCAGACGGGGATATTGCAAAGCCCGCTGATCCATCTTCGGTAGTGAAAAGTTTGTAGCCTTTGTACTCCTTGGGGTCATAAATATCTACCGACCTACCAAGAGCGCCACGGCTTTCCTGCGCCTCTTTCATGACACGGACAAACGCGGATATATCTTTGGGGCTTTTGTTTAGCTGATACAGCACTGGCATCTCAACGCCAGCCGCAGAGGATAATTCTGGTGTAGGTGACTGCGCCTTACCAGACGCGCCAAACTCTAGAGGAACAGGTCTACTACCTGAGACTCGGTAAGGCCCGTCAACTTGCCGTCCGCCTGATGTCGCCCCACTAGAGACAAATCTAGGTCTGATAGGTGCTGTCGCAGATACGAACTGTCTGTGCCTGAAAAGATCGTCGAGCCGTCTGGCAACGTCGAGCGCACCTTGCTGTCCGCCTGCGGCGCTGATGTCTCTGCCGCCGATGCCTTGAGAAGCCCTTGCGGCTCGGTCAATGAGTGAACCATATCCTATCTCCCTAAGTGGTGCGCCATACTGGTCCATAGTGAACAGAGACGCAAAATCTGGAACGTCTGAAATCCTACCAGCGTCCAGTAAATTATTTTCAATTATCTCAGTTGCGGTCACCATGTTACCAGCGGCCCGCTCTGCTGTCATCTGCTCATACAATGCCTTGGCAAATGACCAGCCAGTTTCCTGTACCTCAGACGGCAAGATATCCTCTCCCAGCCTGAGAGACATATCTTCAGCTACCTGCCTGCCTCTTGCGCTTGCCCCTAGATAACCGGGGCCATATCCCGGCAAGACATCTCCAGAGCCGCTAAACATAGACTGGGGAACACCCGTCAGATTTGCTTGCCAAGCATCGTTAACAAAGCGGCTTAAATCGCCCTGAACGGCCTGACTAAAATCGTTAACCTTTGGCCCGCTCAACATGATTAAGCCAGTCTCAGGATCGGGGGCGCTTGTCAGTGCGCGGACGCTGTTGTTTTTCCACGCATCCAAAACGCTATCTTTACCCTCCTCACCCAAAACGCTCTCGCCAAGAATGTCGAGTATCTCTTCCCTATCTCGCGGCCTGCCTGCCTTTTCCCAGTTAGACCATGTGTTGACCGTATTAAGCAGATTCATCTCAACAGACGTTTGCGGAGAGAGCGCGGCGAGGAGTCCAGCAAAGCGAGGCGTATCATCGCCCATGATCGTTTCAATTGCCTCTGCCGTTTGCTCATACCATCCCAACTTTGGAGCGCCGCCTACTGAAGCGCCAACCAAGTCTTCTGGATTGATAGCATTGTATGTCGCAACTAATGAGCCAGACGTTAGCGGCGTTACTCTCTGCAACTCTGCGTCACTTAGGTACGGCAATATCCCCTCGACCTCCGGAACCCTTTGAACAGACTTTTCCAGATTACGCATTGTCACTTCAGGGAGATTAGCGGCTGTTCGCCACGCCCTATTACCGGGGATCGCTCCCGCTAAGACAGACTCAAATGCCGCTCCAGTGCGCCCAGCGGCCTCTGGCTCCATACCGACAATCTGCCCCTGTATCGCGTCATAAACGTCTCGACCAGATAGGCCAGTAAGTACACCTTCTTGGCGCATGGCACTATCAATCGCTTCGCCTAAAGCCTCCAAGTAAGGGGATGATCTTTCTGTCGGGCCATACACAAGATTGTCGCCAACCCTATTGCCGTAGTTTATTGCCTCATCTAAATCACCAGTAGATAAAAGTCCGCCCAGCATCCCGTAGCCACGGGGAATCTCTGCCACAGCAGATGACGCTACCGTTCCTAGCGCCTCTAAAATGCCAAGCGCACGATCACCAAGTCCGTTAGAAGATGGCATTGTTTATTCCTTAGCTAACATCGCGGCGGATGGAGTCCAAGGCGGCTTATACATTTTCATGTGCGCATTGACCACAGCCCTAGCCTGCTCTTTTGTCAGCCCCTCAAGAATCCCAGTCGGGTCTTGGTTAATAAATCTGCCGCCAGTGTTTTCCAGCGTTGTTAGCAATTCACCAGCCGCGTCCTCGGCTCTTTGCCATTCGGGGTACTCGCTCCGCAGGTTCATTGGGCTTCTTGTCATTCCAGACACGTTTTGCATGAAGTAAGGAGCTACACCCTGTCTCCCCGCAGGCAGACCAAGTCTATGCAAGTCCATTTCATCCTTAAACAACAATCCCTCTGTTAAGAAAGCCTCCTGCTCCCCCGCGCTTAACCTGTAGTTCTTGTAAGGATTAAAAATGTCTGCGGCCTCTCTGCGCAACCCAGAAAGATCAAGCGGGTCTAAGTCCCTGCCTGCTATCTTCATCTCTCTTTCAAGGAAATCTTGCTCTGCGTCGAAAGCATCATACGCCTCATGCCTTGCACGACCCTGACTTGATCCGCGAGCCGTACCCTGCAAGTCTTGGATCGCGTGTTGAATCTCATGCAAAGCCGTCATCCGCGCATCATCTGGAGAAAAGCCCATGATGTCTAAGTTTTTGCGCGACACCTCTAAGTTAGGGAGGTGCATATAGTCTGGAGGCGGATTCATTCTCACCAAGTCGAGCAGTCGATCATTCTCAGTGTATGCGCCCGCTTCACCTATAGGCATATCCGTCAACTGCATTTGCACTAATTCAAGCTCGGGGAGCGTCTCATACAGCTTGGGATGCTCAAACAACTCCATCAGCGGCTCATTCACTGTACTAGAGCCAGTCTCACCAAATGTCTCATTCAATTGGTCGTAGGCAAAGTCAGTCCAGCGAGATTGCTTGTCTGATAGCTCAGTGCGCCACTGCCCATCTGCACCCCTGAACCATGCGGTCTTATCGAAAATCTCAGCAGGCGATACGTTAGCCTGCTCTAGATCCTGCGCACGCTCCAATCCGATCTCATCGCCTAACGTGTGCTTAAAAGTAGCAACGCGAGAAGGCGTGAGAAACATAGACTTGAGTGCGCCTGCCGCGACATCACCAGCACCGGGGATCGCGCCCAGAGCCGTCAGAAGGCCAAGGCCAGTGCCAGTAGCGTAGTCACCCTCAGAGAACGCATCAGCGGCCTCAGCGCCGCCCTTAACATCTCCAATGACTGGGATAAAGTCGATCAGGCCAGAGAGATTCTCCGCCATGCGGTATGCGCGGTAAGGATTGTTTTTGTACAGGCCAAGCGACAACAGCCCTTCGGCAATGGTGTCTCTTGCGCTATCGACAATGCCCGGTTGATAAGGCAGAAGTTGGGGAGCAGTAGCCATCGCCCATTATACCATCAGGCGATGCCTTGTAGGTTACGGCGGATAGGCTCGCCCCAGTTTGATGTGTGACGGTATCCAACCGCTAGGTAACGGAACGCATCTGCTGAGTGACTCGACCAGTCATGCGCTGGCCTGCCCTTCCACACCATGTTGTTGTCATCATACTCACGGTGATACGCCCGCAGTGCCTCAATGCCGTGGCTACATTTCTCAGCATCAAACCAGCACGTTGCCAGCAGAGAGCGTGACGCCTGTATCCCATCGTCTACATTCAACTGGGGCGCAATCTGGATATTCTGCAAGCCTAGCGAGTTCAAAGTCTCTAGCCGTGACTTACCCGATCCTAGCTCCCTCACCCTAACGTCATGCGGCAGGATGTGCTGACCGTAAACGTAGCCCTTTTCCTGTAGCACCCGAACGTAGTGATCAAGGCCGACACCAGATGTCTCATAGTGATCTATCAGCCGCGTCTCTGGGCCTATCATCTGCGCAAACCAAATCGCTGTTGTATCACCTATGCCCAAGTCCCAAGCCGTGACCACGGGCGATGCCGTTTCATACGGCACTGCGGTGATCCTACCCTGCGCGTTAGCGTCACGCATCTCTATCGAATAGTACGCGCCCTCATGATAGGTGAGGAACGAGCCTTCCCAAATGTGATCGTAAGTCTCAGGGCGCTTCTCAAAGTCATTGAGACGCACCTGATCCAGCACCTTGGGGAAGTATGGATTGTCGCGCCAGTTTATCTCGACAACTTTAGCGCCGTCTGGCGGATTAGCCCTGAATCGATTGTGAGTCTCTGACAAATTGCTCTCTGGGTTCCATGAAACCCACACCTCAGAGCCGTCCTCTCGCACTGTAGGCTCTAGCTTATCCCAAGCCATGCGACTTACTGACTCTGCCTCATCAACCCAGCACAACAGCACACGCGCCCTTGACTTAATGCTGTCTAGGTTCCTGCGCAGGCCAGCGAACGTAAACTCTACGTTGCCATCCTTACTTCGGATAAACGTATCGCCCACCTCATAGTAATCAGCGAGCCAGTCATAAGATGCGATAGCACCTGCCACCTCATTGAATGATGAATCCTTTAGCGAGTTCATAAACTCACGGGCGCAGAGTATCTGCCCGCTTCTGCCTGCGTTGCCCCAGACGTAACCTCTGACTGCCGCCATGATCGCAAAGCTACGGCTTTTGCCTGATCCTCTGCCGCCGTAAGCGCACCTCCAGCGAGCCTCACCCGCAAAGAGATCGACTAGCTTTGGCGGAAGCTCAATCGTAGCTATCGTCATCGTTTTCTGGCAGTCGCGGGATCAGTTCAATCACTGTCGGAGACATACTGCCATCGCTACTCGACAGATCAACTTCGGTGGCCTTCAGCTTAGGCTCAGTGTACTGCGCGATTTTGTCCCAAGCGTCTATGCTTTGCTTGATGTCGGAAGCGTCACCTGACTGCGCTAAGTCATGAAGCCTTACGGCCTGCTCTGCCATGCGCATAATCGGATGAAAGTCCTCACCGTACATATCCTGCAAGCGCGTCAGCAGGAACTGCTTGTTTCGATTAACTGCGCCTTTTGTCCTAGCCATTACTTTATGCCCAAGTATTTGTTAAGCCACGACTATTCTAGCACTACTCAACATCATCAGGATGTGGAATGCCTCTAGCCCAATACTGACCATGAATAGACCCCACCCGAATCTCACCATCCTGGATGTCACGTTGCTCAATTGGAAACGACTCAACAGTATTGTCACTAAAAGCGACCAGATAAGTCCCCTCTTCACGCGGCATCTCGCCAAACGCTACAGGGAACCACTCAATGATCACAGACTGATTCACGATAAAGTGCCGTGGATGAGTACAGACACCAAATGATCTGGAAGCGCACCACACAATACTATCGCTTCACAGCGAGTTCTATACGCCGCCATTGCCCCCGCACCTGTACTCTTTCGACGCCACGGCCCGCCGTAGGAGGTTAGGGGCTTGTCTCTAAGCACTGTCCCTCTCCACGGAAAGCAGGCCACCCATTCTCTCCGGATGACTCCCGGTGCAATTTTACCATAGCGCAGTACGTTTCTGCGGATCGGATTTTTTCCTCTAAGTCCTCGCCGCCTACCAGCCCCAGATAGAGCAGGCAGATCAAAACCATAAACCCTATGTATTCAATCCTTGTCTCCCTCATTTAGCAATCTCCGATACTCGCGGCACACTGCTTTATCATCCAGCGTCTCAGCAAGAAAACTGTACATCTTGTTGTTTATGAATCTCAGCTTCTTTAGCTCAACTGCAATTTTCATTTGGTTTACTGGGGTCAGCGTCTTCCAGTGATACTTCTGGCTGACAAATGAATCCAGCATCTCATCATCGATTGGTTCCATTGAATGGTATCCCGTTGATCTCTTGCCACTCTGGGCTATTGTACTCCGGACTGCTCTCCGCTTCCCAAAACTTCTGCACCAAGTCTCTCATAGCAGACTCATCATCCTCTAGCCTGATGATCATACTGCGGCAGATGGCGCGATACATTGCGGTCTTCGCCCGATAGTGTTGCGCCTCAGTCACTGAAGGTACGGAAAAACTGGATGCGTCTCTCCGCCTCCTCAATAAGGTCTTGGAATTTACCCCACTCATCATCATCACCGTAAGCGCGGTTCTGTGCCGCCTTCAGGTCTTTAATGAGCGCCTGATCTTTCTTGATTACCTCCCCGGTAGTCAGTTGCATTTAATCCTCCCTTGGATTCTCAGACCAAAACGAATAGCCGTAACGCTCTGCGCCTCTAACGTACCGCATCAGCGTTGAACTAGCCACACCAAGCATCACTGCGATTTGCCACCAGTAATGGCCCTCCTCAGCAAGCTCAAGGGCTTTCGCCACCTCCTTTTTGCTCAAGGCAAACTTCTTGCCAGCAAGGCGCTCACCAGTCATGCGACCTCCTCCAGAACCGCCGCTTTGGTAGGCCGCTTGAAAAACCCAAACTTGCTGTCTTTGTCTGACTGGGCAAGAGTCGCGGTAAACGAAATGCGGCTCTCGCGCTCTGCGTCATCCAGACTCTTAGGTACACTGCCCCATACGCGGAAGCCACGGTCATCCTGCACTAACATCTTCAGCACATCGCCATAGTCGCTAGACTGCCACTTGAATGACAGCACAGTGCCGGTGATCTCGACGCGCCCTTCTGGGGCATCCTCGCCCTCCTCATGCGCCTTGTTTCTAGCCGCTCGCTCTGCCTCTGACTGCTCAATAGCCAAACGCTGTAGCTTGTAGATGTCTCCCATTAGGTAATCTTCGATGGCGGCACACAAGTCAGCAGGGCACTTTGAGATGTAAACGTAGCAAACCAACTTATCAGTTCCAGCCTCCGCGTAACGGTCAACCCATGATCGAGAACGGCTCACTCTGACAATCTTCCTGACCTCTGCGGGCATCTGCTCGTAACGCTCAATAAACTTGTCTGCGCGAGCGGCGGGAACACCAGCGATTTGCACTTCGTCAATAAACGCACCACAAGTCAGCGGTTCGCGCTCTGATGACCACGGCAGAAACTGCCCAGCAAGAAATGTTGACTCAAATTCGTGATCTCCCTTTGCCCAAGTGTAAACGTAGCCATCAATCGGCGCGTGAAGCCCGGCAGAGGACTCTTTTGGCTCGACGCCATCGTTGCGCTCAGTTACCACACGCTTCCAGCGCGTCTCATAAGCCTTGAGGCCGCGCTCTCGCGCCTGCTCGTAATCGTTGATGCGTTGCTCAAGCCAGTTAAAAAATTGCTTACTCATTTGAAAGCCCTCCTACAGGCGTTGCCTCAGTTGACGCCCCCAAAGTTACAGCATTATTTGGAAAGCGTCAACACTTTTGTTTAGGCCGCTTCTGCCTCGCTTTCTGGGGCTTGCAGGTCACCCAAGAAGTCGGATGCCTGCTGGGCCAGCTTCGCCGCCTTGTAGATAGCTCGCTTGTCATTCTGGAGCGCCTTCAGCCAAGACTTAATGTACTGAGCGTGATCCTTGCGGGGCAGGTTCTCAATACTCAGATCGGCGCAGAGGAACGTAGCGGTCAACTCAGCAACCAACTCTTCAAAGGCGTAGCTTTCTGAACCAAAGCCACCTGACAAGTCGCGCTCGCATCGTGACTTGTGACCAGTCCAGTGGCCCAACTCATGAAGCGCAGTCCCGTAATATGCCTGCGTAGATTTGAAAGCCTCTACCGGGGGAAGCTGGATGTGATCAAGCGCGGGGCTGTAGCAAGCGCGGTCACCGCCATGTTGGATGTGAGCGCCAGTGTTAACGATAAACTCTTCGGCGTTAGCGAGTCGCTCTGCAAGCGCGAGAGGCTCCGCTTCTACCTGCGCCTCAACGCCATCTACCTGCTCGGCATTGAAGACCCACCACAGTCTGCTGAAGGGGATGGTTTTAATCTTGCCAGTCTTCTCATCTTTCTCTTCGATGAAGTTAAACAGAATGATCGGCGTACCCTTCTCGCCCTTGCGTACCTGACCGCCCTCTTTCTTCCAAGCGTTGTAAGTACCCCAGCGGCTATCGCAGTAAGGCTGAGTCATCAGGATAAAACGATTAATGCCGTTGTAGTGCTTGCCAGTAGACATTGATACTGGGCGAGCGCCGCCAAGGTTGATCCACGGCTTTTCCCAGCTACCCAAGTCAACAGACTCCAACTGGGCGATAACGTGGCTGGTGATGGCTTCGTAAGCGTCAGCTTTCTTTTTCATGTTGATCCCTCCTACAGGAAACTGGCAACAGCGCCAGCGATGGGATCAAAGATACGCCCTTATTAGGCTAACGTCAACACTTCTGTTTACCTGCTAATTCCAAGAAACTATGCGGTATTCGGGGTCATCGTGGAATTTTTTTAGCTCCTCACGGTAGTGCTTGGCTATTTCTTTACGCAGTGCGTCTGTTGTCTTCATGATGCCCTGAGATTTTTCTCTGAGGATTGCCATATGTCCCTCGCCCAGTGTCGACTCCAGCCAGTCATGAAACGCAATCGGATTTTCTGTGAAGTAACGATGGCTCGCATGGGTGAGTGTCACTGCGTTATCCAAACTCCACCTTAGAATTTTTGCTCTGCGTCCATAGATGTGAGCGCACTCTAAAGCGTCCTCTCTCCCCGTATGCAGACACCTGCCATCTCTAGCCCGAACTGCTTTGCTAAACCAAATGTCTGCCGCGTCTCTTTTAACTGCCATTAATGAAAATCCAAATCCTTGTCTGGAGTGAAAACAATTGCGCTCACCTCTTCCAACTCAGTGTTGTAGCAGGTCATCCATAAATCAAAAAACTCATCTATCGGCATCTTGATTGTCAAGCCTTCGGGAAAGGTGTCGGTGTAAACGTCTGTCTGATTTGGGTTAGTCGGGTTTGTGGTCGCGCCCCCGATTGTTGCCGTCAGCAACAGCGCCTCGCCTTTTGGTAAATCAACTTTAAAAACAGGAATCATGTTCTTGGCCTCACGGTGACTCTGGCAACTTCGCCAGCAGTTTTGTCATAGGTAATTACCTTTGCCCCTCTTCGGGACACCCAGCCTCCCCTCGCGGCGTAAGCATCTCTCCCGCTCAATGTCGGGTGCATCTCTGCAATCGCTCCGCCGTCTTCAACTAATCTTTCGTGGTGATAGTGTCCGGTGTGGATGTAGGTGTAGCTCGCCTTCCCCCACATCTCCCTAAAACGCGGCTCACTGGCAAACAGCTTATGCAATTGCGCCAGCTTCACCTTGTGACCATGATGAAACCCCAGCATTGTCTGACCGTGAAGGTAAGCGTAAAACGGGAAGTCATTGTCAATTACTTGAAGGCGCGGCTCATCACCGAACATATGCTTGATGTGCTTACGCAACCAGATACTCCCTGAGATGTCATGGTTGCCCTCTGCCGACACAACAATCACTTCATCGAACTTGCGGAGCATCATTGTCACCGCCTCAGTCATCACAGACATTGCCATCTCTACCAGCTTGCCGTAACGAGTGTCCGCGTCAAGTATGTGACCGGATTGCGGCGTGACGCTAAGAATGCCGTCCCAATGCAGGAAGTCACCTAGCTGGCAAAGCACCCCCGTCTTAGCTTTTGGGGCGGACTTGATCATGTCATTAATTGAGTTAAGGAAAACATCTCTGGCTATGCCAACATCCCAGTCATCCCCTGTCTCCGCTTCATAAGCATACATACCTAAGTGGAAGTCAGTGATAGTTAGCAATGCCAGCAGGTTTTCATCGCACGATTTTGGCGGCGGAGTAGCCTTGAACTTTTTTAAATTCTCTTGCGCAGACTCTAGCCGCTCTATCAGGATTTCAAACTGGCGTTGCTCATCCGTCTGAGACTTGACCCACTGCCGTACTGGTTTGCCGTCTTCATCGTAAAATGTCGACACCCCTTTAATTTTATGACCGTCTGGCACAGGATTAGTCCAGTCATGCTCCGGGCTATATCCCTGACGGATGGCCTTTTCTTTCACACACTTAATGTGATCCCGAACCGCACTCCGCGACATATGCAAGCGGCGGCCTATCTCGTACTGCGAAAGCCCCTCAACAACATGAAGAGTCATAACCGTTTTTTGTTTTTCTGTTGTACAAAACTGTAGCAGTAAATGATCCATGTTAGCCCCCTTTCAGTCTCATGTACTCCGATTCTTGCGGACATGACAGCTTGCATCCATGATCCAAGCCCCACGCCATAACCTGATCCATAAAGTCCATCATCTCGCCCCGATCCAGCCCGCTTGTCTCTCGCACTTGTTCGGGGATAACGGTCTTGCCTATTATCCTATTTTCTGTGCCTAAAAACTTGTACTTTAGCAACTCCTTCATTTTCGCTTCTGTTATGTCAGCGCCACGAGATGCAAAGTGTTCTGCCATCTCCCTGCACCAAACGTGAAACAGCGCGTTCTGAGAAAGAGAGCGGCGGTCAACATATCGCTTCACCTTCCACTCTACAGGGTGTTCCCAATCCCACTCGCTTTCTAAGTAGTCAGCAAAATAATCTAGACGCTGGCGCAGTTGATCTTTGTCTTTGACTATCCAGAACTCACCCATCGAAATGCTCCGGTGTTAACTCTGGCAAATCACTTGCGGGCCTGTTGCTACTGGTTTGCTCTCGCGTCCTAAAGAATCCCTCCGCCTCTGGAAACTTTCTCATATAAGC